TGCCAGCATATACTAGGGTACCCCAGGGAAAAACTGCAAAGATAAAAGGATCAGGGACTCTCGAAGTAAACGGGGAAGAATTTGAGTATGCTGTATTGAATACAGGCAAACTTGCTTATAAGAGAATGTTTTTTTCAAGTGAGAGAGAGCTTGCGGATTATATCAAAGAAGAAGCTCCGGTTGAGGCTAAAGCTCCCGAAGGGAAGAAAGACAATGCACAACCTAAATTCCCAAATGATGCAGCTTATATGAAAGAATGGAAAAAGCTTCATCCAAACAGCAAAAGAAGCTTGGTGGATAAAGGATAATGGATTACAAAAAGCTATCAGATGACCTTTCAGGAAAGCTGGGAGCGTTAAAAACAGAAAGGAAATTCTTTGAAGAAGCTTGGGAAGATATTGGAAAATATGTCTATCTCGACAAAATCAACACAGAAATGAATAGCTCCAGAAGGGGTGAAAGAAATAGAGTCCTTTATGATGGGACAGCGGTTGCAGCTCACGACCTGATGGTTAATGGTCTCTTGGGATACTTGGTAAGTAGAGTATCTAACTGGATAAAAATAAGGCACACAAACGCTGAAATAATGGATTATCCGGTTGTTAGGAAATATTTTCAGGAAGTAGAAGAGCAGATGTATGCAGAATTTAATAACTCAAACTTCTATGAACAGATTACAGCCGTGTTTTCTGATGGTGGCAGCTTCGGGACTGCAGGGCTTCATATTGAAGAGGATGTTAAGAATCAGAGAATAAACTTTTCAGCAAGACCACCGAAAGAGCTTTATATTGCAGAGAATAAGTTTGGGTACGTAGACACTATTTTTAGAAACTATTTTATGACAACAAAACAAATTATTTCTTCTTTCCAGAAAAAGGGAAATAAGGCCAAAGGGAACATGCTCAAAGAGCGATGGATCAAGGATAACAACAAGAGTCCTTATAAAAAACATGCCATTGTCCATGCAATGTACCCAAGAGAAGACCGGATCCAGGGAAGAATCGACAATATGAATAAAGAGATTGAGTCTGTTTATATGTTTGAATCAGGCGATATCTTGAGAGTTTCTGGAATGGATGAGCTTGATGTTGTTTGGCGATGGTCAAAGAATACCGATGAAGAATACGGAAGATCTCCTGCATGGAGAGCTTTGACAGATATATTAAGGATTAACACTATTTCCAGAGACTTGCTTGAGCTTGGAAACTATGCTGCAAGACCTGCTATGATGTACCCCTCTTCGATGGAGTACATGATGAACATCAATCCTGATGGAAAGATCCCTTATACAGACCCCAATATGCCAATTATGCCTATTAAAAAGGGTGAGTATCCTATTGGACGAGATAGGGAAGAGAAGATTGAACAGTCTATCAGGGATCACTTCCACGTAGATTTCTTTTTGGGACTTTCTCAGGTTACGAAGACTATGACGATCCCTGAAGTGATGGAGCGACAGGGAGAGAAAGCTGCAGTCTTGGGAACTACAGTTGGTAGAATAAACTCAGAGCTTCTTGATCCGACAATAGAAAGGACTTATCAAATTGCTTCAGATGCAGGAAGAATGCCTGAAGTACCGGAGATCCTTGCAGAGTTAGGCGGGGAAGCGAAGATTGAATACGTTGGACTTCTTGCACAGATCCAGAAGAGATATATGGGAACACAGGGGATTACAAGAGTCCTTGAGCAGATAATGCCAATTGCAAATCTTGACCCTTCAGTTCTTGATAATATTGATTTTGACAAAATGACTAAAGAATTAATGGTTCAGGGAAGCCTTCCAGAAACACTTATTAGATCAGATGAAGATGTTGCGAAGATCCGACAACAGAAAGCAGCACAGGCAGCTAATGCTCAGAAAATGGCTCAGATTGAGAGCATGGGTAAAGCAGCAAATGGACTCAATCAGGCAGTTGTACCTGAATCTCCTCTTGAAGCCTTAAACGCTGAAATGGCTCAGGGAGTGCAACGTGGATAGTAGGGCAGAGGTTGAAAAGTATGATAAAGAAATAAAAGAGAAATACAAGGCTGTCTTTTCCACAGTTACAGGAAAAGAAGTCTTGATTGATATATTACTGGGGATGGCGTGGCTTGATAGAGAAGCTACAAGTCCTGAAGCTCTTGCTGTTCATAATGCAAGAAAAACAATTATGAGAAAATGTGGGATGTTAGACCACGAAAGAATTTCGGACATAATAGATGCTAGTTTGTCTATTACAAATATTAAGAAGGAGATTATCTAAATGGAAACAGACCAGAACAATCCAGAAATGGAAGAAGGGAACGGTCTTCCAGCAGTACCTGAAGCAGAAGGGACTGACACAATTGGCACTGATATTAGCGAGGGAGCTGAACAAGGTGCAGAGACTGTCGAAACAGAAGTAGAGTTGGAAAGATGGACTTCTATTTTCCCTAAAGAGCAACTTGAGAAGTATAAAGACTTATTGATGGGTCAAAAACTTCCGAAAGACCTCTTGGAGAAATATGCAGATCTAACCAGTAAATCAGGGAATGCAATTACACCACCAGATGAAAATGCTAGTGAAGAAGAGATCAGAAGCTATCTCACAACTCTGGGAGTTCCAGAAAGTTCAGATGGTTATGAATTAAAGCAGATGACAGAAGAAGCTGCGGAAAATTTGGGCGATGTGTCAGAGTTTAATAGTTGGTTCAAAGAACAGGCTCACAAGCTCGATATGACAAAAGCTCAGGCAGAACAGTTTTATGAAGGTTATCTGCAGCGGATCGGAGAGAGAGCTACAGAACAAGGACAAGCAAAAGAAAAGCTCGATGCAGAACGACAGGCAGCACTGGAAAAAGAATGGGGCGATAATATTGACTCAAACTTTGAGCTTGCCAAGAGAGCAGTTTTGACTTTTGCGGATGACGAGTTAAAAGGACTTATGTCTGAAACTGGCTTAGCTGAAGATCCAAGAATGATTAAACTCTTCTACAACATATCACAGAAGATCGGTGGAGATTCCTTCGAGTACGGCTCGTTGAGCGGTAGAGATCCTGAAGTTAAAGGATTACAGTATCCGGCTATCAGGAAGAAATATCCAGTTTCAGAGGAGTAGATAAATGTCTACAATAGCAGTAAATAATTACCTAACACTTATTGAGTTAGCAAAAAGACACGATCCTGACGGCAACACTGCCGACTTGATCGATACACTTTCAAAACAGAATCCTATGCTTGAAGAGGGTCACTGGGAAGAAGCAAACGATCTCACTTCACACCTTTTCACACAGGTTATTGAAGAGCCTTCAGGTGAATGGGGACAGATCAACAAAGGTGTAACTTTTGCTGGCGGAAGGACAAAACAGGTCAAAGAACCGATTGCAATGCTTGAGAGTGCTGTAAAAGTTGACCTTAGGTTGCTCGATAGAGCAAGAAACCCTGAAAAGTTCTTTGCTGATGAATGCAAGATGCACCTCAAAGGCATGGGAAAAACTGCACATAGCGGTATCCTTTACGGGAATAATGCTTCAGATCCTGATAAAATCAACGGTCTGTTTACTCGTTACAATCTCACCTCAATGGCTAATGTTTATGGAAACAGCGGTACAGGTTCAGATGTAACTTCGATCGCCATTGTAAAATGGGGTAAAGATGCAACTTACTTTGCTTACCCAAGAGGTGGCAAGAAAATTATTGAAGAGTCCGGTGCTAGAGAAGAGCTGATTCAGCCTTCTACAACTACTGGTTACAAAGCAATGGTTAATTTCTTCAAACTCAATTTTGCACTTTGCGTTGCAGATGATAGAGCTTTTCAGAGAGTTGCGAACATTGAAACTACTGGTACATCCAATATTTTCGATGAAGATGCAATTATCACTGCTCTTAATAAGATGCCCGACCTGATGAACGTAGTTATCTACGTCAACAGAACAATTAAAACTCAGATGGATATTGCTCTTAAAGATAAGACTAATGTTCACTTCACTGTTGAAGAAGCTTGGGGAAGACCTACAGTCCATTTTCAGGGTGTTCCTGTAAGACTTTGTGAAGGTATCC